ATCACCTTTGACATATAATTGTTCTTTAGTAAAGGGGATTTTATTCATCATTTTCCATTTTATGGATAATTTTTTTTCATTTACTTCAAGGAAATTAAATATGTTTTTTAATGTTGCTATTTCCATTATCTCATTATCCTATTTATATGTCCAGGTTTAACCATTTCTCTTAATTGCTCATCTGTGTATTTTGTTAATGGTGCATTTTTAATATACAAACCACCAAAAACTTCCAACCCTTTTGGTAATGAGGTTATTTTTGAATATCCTAAAAACAAATGCTCCCCAACGTTTAATCCTTCTGGTAAGGATGTTATTTCTGAATATCCTAAAAACAAATGCTTCCCAACTTTCAATCCTTCTGGTAATGAGGGTATTTTTGTATGTTGTAAATGCAAATCACTACTTATTGTTAAATTTGAATTAAGTATTAATTTGTTGATAGTTACAATTCCTTCAGTTATTACACCTTTTGGTATTTCGTCTATATTAAATATATGACTATTTATTGCATAGATAACTCCACCAACTTCCAATCCTTTTGGTAGTATTCCTATACTTGTATAAGATATAACCAGAGAACCACCAACTTTTAATCCTTTTGGTAATTTGCTTATCATACTATCAGAAACATTTAACGTACCGCCAACTTCTAATCCTTCTGGTAATGATCTTACTTTACTATACCCTAAACTCATATTCCCATAAACTTTCAAGCCTTTTGGTAGTGAGGTTATGTTTCTATTTGATAAATGCAAATCACCTTTAACATTCAAATCTTCTTCTGTTAATGGCATATTATTTTTCATTTTCCAAAATAATGGTAAATTTTGTTCACCCTTTTCTTTGATAAATTCAAATATCTTTCCTAATGTTGCTATTTCCATTTTATTTCAAATAACTATCAAGTTTATTCATTAATTTTAATATATTAGTTGAGGGGTCAATTTTCTTTTCTTCTTCTAGTTTTTCATCATACTTATGCCTATCTTCCTTATTTGAGAATAGGTATGCCCCAGGCGTTGATGGCGATGAAACCAAATCAAAACAAATCAATTCGAAGTCATCTTGAACCTCATTTTTCTCCCCAACTTTTTTAAGTGATCCAACCCCCCTAGAACTGATTCCTAGGCTTACTCCTTGCCTCATTAGATTTGCGGCAACATCACCCTTGGTTGATACAACACCGCTCTGGTGAAAGCCAGGAGAGGTTAATAGCAATAATTTACCCATTAATATATTGTTATCCCACCAAATTTCTGTTATTAAGTGGGCAACTCTATCTAAGTCAATTAAGGATGATTCGGGATGATTTAGTTCAGATGTAGATAAACCCTTTTCAATAATTTGCTTATATCTTTCAGCCTCCCTTTTTAATATTTTTTCAGGATATGTTCTACCATTTCTATTTGGTACATCATGCTTTTGCAATACAGCATAAAATTCAAAAGGGTTCTTATAATCTAACTTTTTGTTTTCTTGTATTAAATTAACATTTAATTGGTCTTTGGGATTAATCCAACCAGCATCAGCCTCAATTAATATTCCATGACCAATTTCATTTGATTCTAATATTCTTAAACTATTCATATTATATTTTATACAATAAATATATAAAATGTTTTGTTTTATTGAATTAAATCTCTTTTTGTTATGAAAAAATCAAAATATTTGTTTTTAGAAATATTTTTATTATATATTTCTTTTATTATTTTTCTAACAGAGTCCTTTAATTCATTTGATTTAAAATCAACCCCAACTTTAGCAAATAAAGTTATTTCAAGGTTCATAAAAGATTTTTTATCTAACGAAAGACCACTATGTCTAATATCCAAATCAACAATTGTTGATTTATGAAATAAATTCAAATCATTGACATCTAATATTGTGTGCTTAATATCCCTTGACTGGGTGCAAACAATTTTTTTCCAATTAGTATAGTCATCTTTTGGCTGAACCCAAGATTGAATATTTATGTAAATTGATTTTAATTCAATATAATCAATAGTACCATAAAATACTTTTAAATCATTAAATAACCTAAGTCTTATTTTTTTCCCATTCTTCATTGATTGTTAATTGTTTATTTAAAAATAAACAAAAACAATATAATTATCAAATGAAATTACCCATTTAATGATTTATTTAAATTTTTTATTTCATAATAATTCAATATATCAAACTTATCAGTTTTAACCTTATCAATTGCCTTTAATATTTTTGTCTTAACTTCAGCATTTGTTTCGGTCAAAGATAATTCAACTAGTTTCTTCTCTGTATCAGATTTTAATGTTATAAAATCAGCATTTAATTTATTCTTATCTTCTTTTAATAATGATAAAATTTCTTTTTTTGTTTCCTCATTTAATGAATTAATATATTCATTAACTTTTGTATTAACAACTTTAACCATTGAACTTATTGGTAAGTTAATTTTATTCTCATTAATTTTAATTGGTTGTACTAATACAGTTAAAATATTCTTTTTGATTTCAACCAATTCTTCAATACTTTTTGTTGATTCATAAACTAATTTATCAATATTTCCATATTCATTATTATCAAGTTTATTCAGGATGACTGGTATTTTAGATTTACTAATTAATTTCTTAGCCCAATCAATGCCCTCATCCAGATAAGTTTTTGCCTCACTTTCAGTTAAACCCCTTGGCTTTGATAAATCACCATATAATACATATAATTTGGATAAATTTTTATCCTTTAAAATATGCTTTTTAAAATTTTTTATGTTTTCTTTAAAAATCTTCTTATCTTTTACAGATTCTGAAAGATTATTTTCAATAATTGTTTTTACTCTACCAAATTTCATATTTTTCTTTTTTTATAAATATTATGAACCTAATAACTTTTTTAGTTCGTTTTCTAAATCCCCCAAAGATTTTTGACCTTTTGATAATGGAATATAATTTGTTCCATTAAACTTGCTATTTTCAAGCAAAATATTCAAATTTCTATCTCTTGATTCTGGTGCTAAACCTGGTTCTGGTGGTGGTGGCGCACCCATATCCAAACCACCCATATCATCCCCCATTGGAGGTGGTGGTGTACCCATATCCATACCACCCATATCCATACCACCCATATCATCCCCCATTGGAGGTGGTGGTGCACCAGCAGTTGTTGTACCACCACTTACTGTACCATATAACTTATCAATATTATCAAATAATCCAGTTTTCTTAATAATGAGAGGGGTTTGTTTTAATTCTTCACCAACCGCTCTTTCAATTCTCTGTTGTTGTAAATCTAATCTAATCTCCTCATCAGAGAAACCAAAAATATGTTTTTTAGCCCATGTTGCCGAAACTGGTGAAATACCTGTACCAGGATCCGCAACTGCATCCCTATAAAGACCAACCTTTTCTTTCCAAACATCAATCTTTAATAAATCTGATTGTGTTGATGGATTGGTTAATCCCAAAGTAAAATTAGATATTTCATCCTCAAAACCTAATAAAAATAAATGAATAATTGCAATTTTATTCAATTCGGATATCATACATTTTTGTATTCTATTTATTGTTCTAGCAAATCTAATATCTTGTAACGCTAATGTTTTACCTTCACCAGCCACATCTTCAAACCCCAAGAATGTTTTTGGTATTCTTAACGCTGTAACCAATTTTTTCTGGATGTACTCTATATCTGCAATTTCTCCAAGATTCGCAGCACCTGCTAAAGTTTCAATTGGGCTTGCTTGACTGGGGTCTCTTACAGGGACAAAATAATCTTGGTCAACAGCCATTTGATTATATCTCATATCGACATTACCCGTTTTACTATCAACAATTTGTTCACGTTTGAATTTATTTGCAACACGTTGTACATATGCCTCAACATCATTATCATCCATATTACCAACAAAAACTTTAAATACCCTACGTTCTGGTGCTCTTGATGTTCTATATATTAACATAGCATCTTCTGCCAATAAAAGTTGTTTCCAAATACGCCTCGCTTTTTCCAATAAAGATGTACCATAAGGTAATTTTCTATCATCTCCCAATATTCTAAAGTGAGCAACTTCCCAAGGCTGAAATTCCATCTGTTTATTTTTCCATTTGAATTTAAGGGATTGATTTTCTGATGACATTTCACCATAATTTGGTGATTTTTCAGTACTACCTGGTTCTAATCTTTCTATTTCTATATTAGGTAATTGATTGCAACCAACAATGCCTTTTTCGGGATCTAACTTTAAATAGACAAAATTATCACCAAACTTAGCTGTATTCCTAGTCCACATAGGCAATGATGTGTTTATATCCAAAACATTATTAAATAAATCAGTTAGTACTGATTTAATTCTTTTTGATTCAGAATATATCTGTAGCATATGACCATCTTCATTTGCTGTTGTTGATTCTTCAGCATATATATCTAATGCTGCCCCTATTTCTGGCGTATACTCCATACTTTCGAAATCATAGACTGATGCTAATCTTGTTGGTTCATAATATACTGCTTGGGTATATAAGTGATTATCAATCTTTGCCCATTGATTTGATAAATAAAATGATTGCTGGGCTTGTAATTTTTCCCTCTGATATTCATCTTTATTTTGCGTTCTTAATAACTCCTTCTTATCAAATTTATATGTTGGGATATCTTGATTTAAAAGAGAATTTGGCCCAAAAGTTGCAGATAACCTTTGCCAAACTGTTAGATTTTCATTATTACTCATAACATATTATATTTATCTTCCACCAAATAACCAATTATATTTTTGGTAATCATTTACATTTGGGGTATTTATTCCATCTTTACCATTGGCATTTGATATCATTGGATTAAAATAGAGTGATTGTTCAGTATATGTATTTGTATGTGTACTCCAAGAATTAATCATTGCTTTTGTGTGGTTTGTTACTTTTTCCAAAACTTGAAAAGACTTTTCTGCAACATAAGTAGCCATTGCTATTGCCATAATACAATCATCATGATGCCCCTTCTGGTGATCAGGTCTCCCATTTATATATATAAAGGTATTCATTTCATTGTATAGTCTATTTGAATAAATTTTAAAACCATGTCTTAATGCTTCTTCATAAGATGCAATCATTTGAACTCTTTTGTTATTAAAATTTATTCCAGGAATTCTTTCATACATTTTTGGGTCATATTTCCATTTATTATTTGTATCAACATTATCATAATATAAACTTGGATAATTCATTTCTTGTAATTTCCTAGATGTTGCAACACCCATTCCACCAGTCAAATCAACAACAACAAATGCCCTATACATTGTACACCATTTATACACAACTTCTGCTAATATATCTGGGGGTATTTTGCCAACATATTCCAAAACTTGTTCTTGTGTATCAAAATCAATAATCTGAATTGTTGAAAAATCTTCTGAGTCACCCCTTGATACATCAACACCTGCAACATACCTATGACCATTTTCTGGCTCTTTAAACATCCATAAACTATTTCCCATCAATTTTGATATGGGGTTTGCCAATTGGTTCTTTAAGATATTTGTTAATAATTCTGAATCAAATACATTATCACCTGACCCCAAGAAATTACTTTCAATCTCTTGTGAAACTTTTCTTTTATCATATTTTAATTTCTTCACCATACCCTCATACCAAGATGAACATGGTTTATAACCTTCTTCAATATGGTCAATCACTACTTGATGGTCTCTTTCGTATGAATTCTCATGTGATAAATCTAATATATCATCTTTGGTATATTCTTCTTTATTTAAAAGATAATGAATCATATCTTTTGTCTTTACCAAAAATAAATCTTTTGTATATCTTGGATCCCTATACCAAACCATTTCAGTAATCTTGAACTCATTCATATTACGCAATGCTTGGTCATATATCTCATAATATATCTTATCATAACCATTTGGTGTTGATATTACCACAACCTTACCCCCTGTTGATAGCGATGCCATAGAGGCCGCCCAGAAGTCGGGGTCAGCATCAATATAGGCTGCCTCATCAAATATCAATGTGGTGGGTGTATAACCCCTTAACGCATCTTTTGATGTTGCCACTGCTTTAACCTCACAATCATTGTTTAATTTAAAATGCCTTGCTGAATTTTTTTCAGATGAAAATCCAATACCAACCCAATTAGGCCATTGTTCTGTAAAATGTCTAACCTTATTAGCCATCTCAACTGCGGTATCCAATTTGTTGGCAATAATTAACACTTTTTCAGGTTTATTCTTATTTGCAAATGCTAATTTTTTTGATATCCAAGCAGCTGTAACCGTTGACACCCCAGCCTGCCTATACTTTAATGCAATATTTTCATTATATGAATCAAAATCCTCAATCAATTTTACTTGGTCTGGAAATAAATCTAATGGTACATATCTTTTAACTGTATTGTCATATGTTTGTAAATATGTCTTTAAACAATATGGTGTGCTTTTTATACATTTGGCTGATTCAATCAATACTTGATCTCTTGTCATATTTTGTTTTTTTATAAATACATACAAAATAAAAAAACCCCCAAACTAATTAAGAATGGGGGTTAATTCTATGAAAAATAAAAATTAATTTAACATATTTTTATCTCGTAAATCTTTCATTAAATCTTTTAAATTAACATTTACATAATCATTTGGGTCAAATCCACCTTGTTTTCCGCCAGAATATGAATCATCTTCACCATCTTGGTCTCCTAATCCGCCATCATCAAACTCTTCCTCATCTTCATCATATTGACTCATTAAATAATCAATATATCTTTGTTTGCTAACTCTAGCCTTTTCAACCAGTTCTTCAAACTCTCTCTTTGCGTAATTTTGGTCAGAAGCCGTATCAGATATTACATATTTCATTAAGTCGATAAAATCATTTTCATGTATTTTATATAATTCAACAAAGAAAAATCTAATTAATCCAATTTCTGATTTATCAAATAATTCTATTGGTAAAATTTTTCTTATTTTTTCCAAAATTGGTGGTCCAATTCTTAACGCATCAGTTTCCGATTTTAATGTATCTGTTTGACTTAATGTCATATTAGCCATATCAGTATCAGATGGATAACCTTGTCTAGCTAAAGCCTCTTCAATTCCTTTTGAAATTTCATGGCATAAAATTGGAAAAATAAAAGCCGTAGCATTAATGCTTGTTTTTGTGTCCCCTTCTTCTCCATCAGGGTCTGGTACGTCATTCACATCAACCGCAGCTAAAATACCGTCGCCTTTTGCCGCAGCTTCCATATTATCCTCATTTATAAAGTACATAGCATCAATATACGGGACTGTTTCATTATATAAGGTATACAATTCTGGATCAAGTTCGTCTAATTGAGCCTTAACTTCTGGTTTTTCATAAATATAATGAGTTTTTCTAGCAACACCAGCAATAAGAGCGTTAATAATATCTCTTTTAAACATATTTTTCTCTAAAACTTCTTGCTCTTTGGGTGATAATTTGGTTTCAATTTTTGCCTTTTCCTTACGCATTTTTTTAACCACCTCACTACTAGGTCTGCCCAAGCTAGCATTAATTTCGAATGTATCATCGCTAACTTCCATCTCATTTAATGTTTCACTAATTGCTATTTCAGCTAATTGATCTCTATATCTATTTTCTAATTCTTGTATTCTTGCTACATTCCTAAATACGTTTCCACTTATTGCTGAAACTAATTCAGATTGTGTTAGTGTTTCTTTACCCAAATTACGCCTAATTCTACTTAAAATTTCATTAAAAGATTTACTGAATAATTTTTGAACATCAGCGGCACCCCTCTTAAAGGCTGGGTTCTTAGCAAACATACTATTAGGGTCAGCCAATTTCTTTTCAAGTCTTGGATCCATTCTTTCAGAACCGCTATATTCTAATTCCTCCTTTAGTTTTCTTTTTATTAATTTATTAATATCCTTCATTAGTTTTCAAAATTTAGTAATTGCATAATGTTATCTATAATAGTGTTTTTTGCCTTTTCAGGTGAAATTGCTTTTGGTGTTGTATTAACTTTTGGGTTTGGGTTAATAAATGGGTTATCTCTCCTTGTTGGTTTTGTTGTTGGTTTTGCTGGTTTTACAATTG